TTTTCTTTTTTTTGGATGGTCTACCTACTTTAGATCCATATGTTCCTTTACCTCTTGGCATAATTTCTTTTTTTTAGTTATTAAAATACGTATATATACTAATATACAAAAAAAATTTTAATATTGCCCCATACACTACCATAGAAAAAGGGCCACTAACTAGAGCAGCCCTTCAGGAAGAATATGAAAATATATTTGAACATCACAAATATAATAACTTTTTTTAGATACAACGGTATATGGAAAAATAATGTGCAATAAGTTGAAGTGGGTATTATATATTAGACCCCCCTCCCACCCCACCCCTCTGGCCTACCCCCTACCAACACACAGTAAACTACTTTTTTTTGCTATTGATAATAATTTTTTCATAGCTGGAAAGATTTAGTTTGTTTGGTTACATGGTGACCATGGTGTCACTGGAGTGGATTCTACTGTGTGTATGTTTAATATACATATACATAGTAGTTCATTCATCATCACAACTACTTTATATCTAGCTTGAAAATATAAATGTTTAATTAAAACCAAATAAAATGAAAAGAAAAACACAATTAACAGTAATGTATCATACGTATATGATACTTGCTATATTAACCGGAGTAGTAAGCTTATATGGTATACTTGACTTAATCTCTTTAGGTCCTAAGTATGGTATGATGGCTGGAACATTTGCATGCATATTCTTTGTAACCCTATCAGTAGGATTATTCAGAGGTGCAATGGCATGCAGAGATAAAATTGTAACGTCATGAATACAATAGCTACTACAATTCTGGTAATGATTCTATTATACTTTCAGTATAAACTAAATAATAAATATGGAGACTAAGTCTCTATGTTTTTTCATAACTACTTTATTTCTCTTTTGAATAATATTATTCACATAACCTTAAATTTAAAATAATGACAAATTTTTACACGCAATTTGATTGCACAAAACTTAACACCTCAAATGATATGCACACAACAGTACGTAGTTGGGGTCCTAAAGTAATCCAACATGTATCTCATGATGATAAAGTTGTTGAAATCTATAATGACTTCATGTCAAATATGGGAGATATGGAAAGATATATTCAAATGAGAGTTATATCTAACCATGGTAACCTCAAGATTGTAGAATATGACTACACATCAGATACAGGTAACTGGCATTATAAATACAGATTTGGAATATCCAAAGATGTATGGAATAAAATACACCAGAATAACTTAGTAAAGACTATATCAGATAAATTCTGATATATCTTTTTGTATAACCCCAACTACTTTATATTCTTCTTGATAACCTTAATATTAATTTAAAACTAAAACTATGTTAACTATATATTTATTAAAGGACTTCAGAGGTAGCACTGGAGAGAAAGTACTTGCTACTACATTAACGTCTGTTATAGACTTATGTATAATAGTACCATGTGTACTTGGAATAATGGGAATAATATAATTCCCGTTATTTTTTGTATAACCGCTTACTACTTTTTATTTTTCTTGAGTCAACCTGCAGATGATAGCGTGGGTTCGCTTATTTTTTTGATATTAACCTTAAATAATTTATTATGAAACAAGAACTAATCAACTCAATTTTAGAGTTACAAAAAGACAATTTTCTTCTTATAGATTCTCCTGAACCTTATACAAGGGAGGAACTTGAGAAGGATTCTATAGATGTGTTAAAGCAAATTGAGCATCAATTGCTTATATCTATGCTGCCTTACTAATGTAGGGCAGTACTACTTTTTATTTTTTTTGAGTAGTATGCCAACACTTGACCTATGCCTAGCTAGCAGGAGGGGGGAATTGTGAGACATATGTAATATCTTTGAGTAAAGCCTTAAGGATGATAACTAAATGGCTGGGTTATCTTCAGTTACATAGGAGCAGGAATGTACGCCTGTGATACTACTCTTTTTGTTATGCTGCGGGTATGGTTGAGTGTGGTCAGAAGTCTGTTAAGTACTGCAGTATAGGACGGGCCGATGCAGCATAACTTTTTTTGCAATACTACTTTTTATTTTTTTTGATTATTAACCTTTAAATTTATTAGCTATGTATGTTAAGCATTTGATAGAAGATATACTGGATCTTCAAAGAGTAATACCAGTAACAGAAGAAAGTAAAGTTTCAAGAGAAGAGCTTGAAGATTGTACAGAAAGTCAGCTTGAGGAAATCAAGTATGAGTATCTGTTAATCAATGATGCTCTGTCTAATGGACATATCTTGACCTCATTGAATTAAGGTTAGCCCGCATTATGCGGGTTTCTTCTTCTTTAACCCTAACTACTTTTTATTTTTATTGGGACAGTTAACTATCTAAAGGGCATGCACAGAGATAGGGGAGCAGAAGTAATTACCTGCTTACTATCTGTCCCACAATTTTTATTAACCTTAAATTATTTATTATGGAAAAGTATGAAAAGCTAAAAGAGCTTGAAAAATTAGTTAAAGAAATCACAGACTTAAAAAAGAAACAATGGGATTTACATAAAGAAATCTCTAAGGTCAAGGATGGATTTAACTATAAAGTAGATACTCAAGTTTATGGTTCAAGCAGAATATATAAGTTTAATAACTGGTTTTCTGCTAAAGAACATATGGATGAGTACTATGGAGATAATGGTATTGTGATTTTAACAACTAACAACTATGAGTTTGCAAAACAAGTTGAGAGCCATCCAGGATTGAATGGACATGATGTCATACTAAGCTTTTAAGGGGATTAAGTTCCCCTTATTTTTTTGACACCTCCGGGGTAGATAGTTTAGTATAACGCTGAGCAAGCTCAGCTAAGTTTATTTCATAAACGGCTTTTAGCTACTTTTAATTGTGTTGGATAATTTATTGTTCAACTTAAAATTTAATTTATTATGTCAGTTTCAAAATTTGAAAACAAGACTCTACCAAGCGGAGAGTTAGTAAAGGAAGCAACTATTTATGGTGCAAAGCTAAAATGGATTGCTGATGAGCCAAGACTCAATGAGAATGGTACTTCTTGGAGAAGTTGTACTATTGAGTTTGAGAGTGCTAAAGGATTAGTAACTCGTCAGGCTTGTATGTATGAGAACAATTTCCAGTTGGGAGTTGAGATAGGAGGTTCTTATAGAGCTACCGTTCAGAAAAGAAATGGTAAAACTCCTTTCATACAAGTATCTCATTTAGCTTCTGCTATATCTGCATCTGATGATGACTTTGATTATAGCGGTGTTGAGGAGACAGCTAAAGCAGATATGTCTGTTTAATGCTAACCATAAAGGCAAGGTACTTCGGTATCTTGTCTTTTATTTTTATTGTATTTTAGGTTTCTTTCAGAAACGTCTTTTGACTACTTTTATTTGATATTGTGTTGTGTGTTTTTCTTTACAAAAGATTATTTTGTAACTATTTGATAATCAAGCAATGAGTCTACTTCTCTCACACGGTGGAGACAAAAGATTCTGTAGTAAGCAAGGAACTTAAACTGGTTTTAGTTTGGTTTTGTTGTAAAACCCTTGTAAATAAAGAGATATAAAACATTTACGTGTGTATCTAAAAGTTTCACAGCAACACTATTCCACTTTCTTTGGTCTAAATCTTTATGCAAAATTATTACACAGCTATATATACTATATATTATATGGCTAAAAATTCCATAAAGGCCTTTAGCCCAATCACTATATAAAGGTTATTATAAGTCTATGTCTTATATAGTACATTAGTATTATTATCTCTTACAGTAAGTAGGAGAGTTTCATAGACTTATTCACCGGAATTAAACAAATTGTATGGTTAACTAATGGGTCACTATTAAGTTAGTGAAGACAGTGCTAATACCCATTTACCGCAATTAATATAGACGTTGATATCGTTATCTTAATGTAAATTGACTATCCATCTTTTTACAACGTCTATATTTTTAATTATTTATTTAGTGTGCCAATAGATTGCACACTGTTATATTATTATTGTATTATTCTCTTATCCAATTGCAGGTACTTGATAGCGGTATTAACTTATACAAAGAAGCTTGGTAGTCATTGGCACTATAGAAATATAGGCAAGGGTTGCAACCTTGTAAGAGAACTATTATAATAGATGGTTTGGTAGTATCTTGAACCATGGGTTGACCACCCTGAAAAACTACCACTTAATTTGTCCTTGAGGTAGAGGGCATTAATACCGTGACGGAGGCTATGGTTGGAACCTGTATAATGCTGCAGCATAGGACAGGTGGGACGGTAATTATAAAGGTTATAGTTTATCCAACTGAATGAAAACTATTTCGCTTGTGGTGTGCGAAAGGCAGGTCAGCCTAAAACACCACCTTTAATTAACTTAAACAATAAACTTAAACTTTCTACTTATGATAATATTTAATACAAAGAAAAAAGCAGAACATTACATCAAGTATCTACACTCTTTACCATATGAAGAAGATGATGGTCTAGAAATATGCATACATGATAGCTGGTCTATATCAGGTAGATTAGTTATTCATCATCATGATTCTGAAGTATTATGTAGTGCATCAGACCCTGATAATGGATACGTATGTTGCAGTCATAATCATCAATATGATACTGTAATAGGTATTATCAAGAAACAAGTGGTTGCATAAGTAACCACTTTTGAATTATTTATTTAACCAATCAATTTATATTATGCTTATTAACCACTTAATCAAACTTATTATGAAAAGAATTACAGTCACCCAAAAAGAAATTCAGGACGCTATGAAACATAGGGTTCAACGGAATAAGAAAAAGTATTACCGCAAGGTAAAACATAAAAGTGCTTCTGATAAAGAAGCATAGCTTCGTCTTAATCTACTTTTAATTTATTTTGTTATTGTATTTCTAATTAATATGCTTCGGCTATTGATTAGAGATAGTCCCATGTTGTCGGGACTTTAAACTATAGATGTTGAACTATAGTGAGAAATAGACAAAACGCAGTACAAACAGTACCTTTCTTGTGAGGGGAGCAGTTGTACACAAGTGCGGATAGGACAAAGACCTTACAGGGTTCTAAAACTATCAGTATTATAAGTAAAGAGTATAGTCTGTAAGCTATACGTGGTTGCTTATAAATTTAGGGATTTGAGCTATTATCCTAGAAAAACGTAAAATGCTAAGTTCTAACTAAAAAAAGAACAGGACAATGGTGTGATGCCTAAAGCTTATGGTATAGTTGGAAGTGCCTAATCATAAAGTAGAAATACTTTGTGTATCCCGCAAGGGCTTGTGAATGTTATGTGCCTGCATAATTGAAGCAAGACTTAATTGAAGCGTCATTGGCCAATGATGTTGAGAAAGAGTAGAACTTCTATATCTTATTCTGTTACTATGCAGTCAATCATAGTATGGCAAAGTCAATGAAGGGTTATTTCTACCCGTGTGCTAACTACATATTAAGTTTGTGTAGGTCATTGATAATAAAACCGAGTAGTGCTAGGTTTTATTTTATATAAATCAATTTATTAACAACTTATCTAAGCAACTTAAAATTAAACTTATGAAAAAAGAATTAGCAATTATTGTAGATGTTGACGGGACGTTAGCAGATATGAGAGGTATTAGAGGACCTTTTGAGTGGGACAAAGTCCACCTTGATAGACCTCATCAAGATGTTATTGATCTTGTTAAAGATTTAGCAATAGCTAGAAAATATGATGTAGAAATAGGTTTTGAACACAAATACAAAATTATCATTACTACAGGTAGAGATGGTGTTTGTGAAGAAGCAACTAAACAATGGTTGAAAGACCATGAAGTACCTTATGATGATTTCTATATCAGAAAAGCAGGTGACTTTAGAAAAGATAACATCATTAAGTCTGAGATCTATATGGATCATATCAGACCTAAGTATGATGTTAAGTTTGTCATTGATGACAGAGACCAGGTTGTTGAAATGTGGAGGTCATTAGGTTTACGGGTGTTACAAGTAGCACCAGGAAATTTTTAAGGTGTTGAAGAGTGTAAGTCCAGACGTGGCAGTATCAACATAATAGAGAGTAAAACATTTGCGTACTCACTCTCTTCCTTAGATAATAGGAGTTGGCAGTAATCTCAGCGTAACAAAACTGTCAGGTATTATTCTGACACAGCAGATTAATAGAGGCGTACAGTCCAAATTTACTCTTTAAAAAATATGGGACTTAAAGCTGGTGAAACCAGTCACGGAGAGCAAAGATGAAACCTTGGATATTTAGCTGATGTCTGTATGGAAATAAGCCGTGAAAAGAACGGGGTAGACTGTGAAAAAAACTACCCCTTTTTATCAAATCAAAATCAATTAATTAAACACTTAAACTATTACTTATGAAAACACTTACATTACTTATTTTTAAACTTATGTTATCTGCCGGAGTAGTTGTTCCTATGAATCAGGACAATGAAGGTAGAGAACTTTACGTAGTATTTCCTAATGCTAACTCAGAAGCTTTTGATGGAATAGGATTAACTATTCTTGATCTACAAGAAGAGGGTGCTGAAGGTGCTACAGAAGAATTCGCATTTAAATATCTTGATGAAGGCTTACGGTTACAAACTGTATCTGATACTGATAGAGCATTTATGTATGACCACTGCTATAAAGGAGAGATATTAAATTGGATTCAGACACTGGAATTCTCATACAATGAAGTATATCCTGATAATATTAATCCAAACTAATTATTATGACATTAGAATTTATAGTATTCGGTATTATAGATAATCTTGTAATGATTGTCGGAGCAATGACAGGATATGAAGTGGAGAAGTATCTCCCTTCAAAATTCCAAAAAGGATTAGGCACAGTCATTGGTGCAGGTTTAGGTAACGCTACAAGTGATTGGCTTGGTGGTGCAATAGCAGGTAACTTATGTTTAGCTAATGGTACAGCACTTGGTTGTATCATTGGTCTGTTATTCATACCTATAATCTTATTTATACAAAGACTTTTTAAAAACTAGTAAGCAATTCTTGTGCTTTAAACAAGGAAGGTTTTAATACTTGTACCTGAACAAGTATTTTTTTACTATCTTTACAGCATGTTATACTTTAAGAGAGCAAAGAAAGGAAAATATGAAGTCACTCAAATTACAAAAGGAGTGGTTAACTTTGTATATTCTGTTAATGCTAGCAATAAGGAAGAAGCTCTGGAACAGATAGAAAATAAAGTTAATGATCCTAACTTTGAACCTCTAGAAGAAGCTGATAGAATTGAGGCTCATCCAGACTATGACAGTACATCAACCTATAAAGTAACAGAAGTTGAACAAGACTGAGCTCATAGAATTAAGTTATTTACTTGTAGATGAACAACAAGTACGTAAGTATATGGATGAGGATTGGTTTTCTGATGAAGCTTGTTATGTAGAAGATAAAGGATGGTTCATTCCCAGTAAATATTTAGTACATACTTTTAATAAGAAAGAGTACATGTTTCCTGGTCCAATCAATTTGTAAACCACTTAATTTATACACTTATGAAACACTTAATTAAAAGGGTAAGGAAATTCTTTGCTCCAAGTCCAGAAAAGGATGTCAAATATCTTCAGGAAAAGATAAGAAGACTTGAGAATGATTTAGCAATGTTTGATTATAACTATTATCAAATGCATATTGAAAGAGGAACAGCAGATGCTTCTACTCTTGATATGCTTAAAGCACAAGCACAATTTCATATTGCTAATCATATAGAATTATTATGCAGAGCAAGAATATTTAGGCTAAGAAAAAGAATAATAACCTTTGTATTAATAGTTAACATTATATTATTAATCTCTTTAATATTTTAATCATGGCAAAGAAAGAAAAGTTAAAACAATTTATTGTAGGTTTTAAACTAGGAGCTATGCCTAAAACTAAAAAGTTTATGATGCCAGGAAAGCATTATAAGAGAGGACCTTATTGGTTTGATCATTATAATGAAAGCTTGCTTGCACAAATTAGAGATTACAGACGTAGAAATACCTAATTAAAAACAGTATGTTCTCAAGAATGTACTTTTCCTGAATACAATATAGGGGATTTTTTAGTCCCCTATAGTATTATTAGCCATATAGTAGCAAATATTTAATGTTTAAACTAAGAATTTAGCCTAAAATATAATATATTTACGTCTACTATAATGAGATGCAGTATCAGTTACCAAATGGCAAGGTTGTTTACTTGAGTATTGAGGAGTTTTTAAACCTCACAGATCAAGACATCCAATATCTTATGGCAATGAATGCAGGTGACTACGTCAATAACCCTTTTCAGGGTTCTGCAATTGGTAGAAAATCTATTCCAAGTTTATCAACAGATGATGATGACATCATTAAAGACATTGATGATGATGATCTTAGAGATATTGATCTCAATAATCTAGATGATATAGAAGATCTTTTAAAGTAATATTGTATATATAGTTTATACTATAATCTTACTCTTGACGTGAGCAGTCAGGGGTATAGTAAGTTCTGCTCAATCAATTAATTATTTATTTAAAATTTAAATTATGAATTCAAATGTCAAAGTGACTGCTGATGAAGCGGGTAATGTAATCAGTCAGTCAAAGAATCCAGAGTACGGTTATGTAAGATTAGTTCAAGACAAAACTCTTATTGATGATACAGGATTTTTACGTAAGAAAGAAGTGAGCGCTTTGTTACAAGGAAAAATGGAAGATTTAATATCTTTAAATCTAAAAGCAGGAGCTGAGTTAGAAGGTAAGATTGTTATTAAAGAATCGTTAACACCTTTTAATATTAATAATCCTCAAGCAGATCTTAAAGTAGCAGGATCTACAGGAATTCCTTGTACACTACAAGGTAGTCCAATATATCGTAAAACTGTTTATTCAAATGCTAGCAATGCTTCAGATACACTTATCAAACATGATAATGTTGAAGAGTTAAGAGCTGCATTTGATGCACAGAAAGTTACTGTTGAAGATTTCAATCTGTAATAGTATAGTAAGTTTAGTTAAAAAGGGGGAGTATAATGCTTCCCCTTTATTTTTATTAATCCCCAAATGTATATAACATGTCAAAACAAATTTCAAACCGTAAAGGAAAGTATCAGTTTGCAGGCAAGCTGTCAGACTTTCAAAAATTAGAAGCTAATCCAAAAAGCTTTGTTAAATATGAGCAGGATAAATATACTGCTTATCAAAATTATCTTTACAAAAGAGCTTTACATGGACTCCGGTCATTAAGCAAAGAAGAGTATGATAAAACTGGTAAGGAAAAAAGAAAAAGAATAAGTAGAGTTTATTTAAGAGGACAAAAAGTCATTAACAAACTTAAACAGGAAAGTACAAATAAGTACTCTAACTTTATTTTTCAAACTTTATTTCCAAATGCACCATTAACTGATTGGTTAATCAATAATAGTAGCACAGATGATAAGTTTAAAAATACTCTTACCTTTAATGATCTAAACATTACTAAGGATGATATAGTTGAAGAGTTTATAAAAGAAGGTATATTACCTAGAAATTTTATGAGCTTGGAAAAAAGTCCTAGTAATTTGCCAAGATTAAAGTATCAATGTAAATGATAAAACAAAAAAAGAAAGTGTGTGATTCTTGTGAAGAACTCACTTATATCTGGAAAAATTATGGCGGTATGCGCTGGTGTAAACAATGCTGGAGTTGCCACAAGGCTAAAGAAGGTGTTAACAAACCAACTGCATCAGCCATCCGTCATAGTTCTACCAGAAGACAAAAGAAAGATAATGAATATTTAAAGTTAAGAAAGAGATACTTAACTGAGAATTCATTATGTAAAGTAAAAGTAAAAGGATGCTCAATACATGCAACAGATGTACACCATACAAGAGGTGGTAGTGAAAGAGATGTGTATTATTTAATACAATCTACTTGGCTTCCGGTATGTAGAAGTTGTCATAATTGGATACATGCTAATCCTAAAGAATCAAGAAAATTAAATTACTTAAAATGAATAAAAACAATAACGGAGAAATAGTAGCTTTTTTACTTATGGGAACAATCATATTAGCTGCTATATTAATTTATGGTGGATACAATTTATGAAAAATGTAAATAGAGATGATATCCAATCCATTGCCCTGAAAGCTTGTCAAAAATATAAAAGATGTAGTCTTGGCTTAGCAACAGGTGTAGGAAAGACTTTAGTTGGTCTTAAACATATGGAAAAAGAATATACACCTTTAAAGAAATTTTTAGTAGTAGCTCCTAAGAAAGCTATACTACAGGAATGGAAGGATCAAAGTGTTAAGTTTGATAAAGAAAATGTACTTAGTAATACTAATTTTTCTACATATTTAAGCTTAAATAAACAAGATCCCAGAGATTATGATGTGATTTACTTAGATGAATGTCATAGCTTACTAGATAGTCATAGAGAATTTTTATCTAATTATACAGGTAAAATTCTAGGATTAACTGGTACACCTCCTAAGTTTAAAAATTCTGAAAAGGGAAGGATGGTACAAGAGTACTGTCCTGTTGTATACACATATTTAGCTGATGAGGCTATTGAAGATAGTATTTTAAATGATTACAAAATTGTAGTTCATAAAATTAAACTTACAAATGTTAAATGTGTTCCAGTAAAAACTAAAACTGGAGGAGTTTTTTACAATTCTGAAATACAAAACTATAATTATTGGAGTAAGAGAATAGATAACTCTGAGTATCATTCAAAAGGTATTAAAATTGCAAGGATACAAAGGATGAAATCATTAAAAAGTTTTCCTACTAAAGAAAAATATGCAAAGCTTCTTGCAGATTCTATAAAAGACAAGTGTATAATTTTTGCCAATACGCAAGAGCAAGCAGACAAATTATCAAAACATAGTTATCATAGTGAAAATCCAGATTCTAAAGACAATTTAAATATGTTTAAAGAAGGTCAGATTGATAGACTATCTTGTGTGTTACAGTTAAGTGAAGGTGTAAATATACCTGATCTAAAACAAGGAATTATTATGCATGCATATGGTAATGAAAGAAAAGCTAGCCAAAGAATTGGTAGACTTTTAAGATTAAATCCAGATGATACATCCATTGTTCATGTCTTATGTTATATTAACACAATAGATGAGCGTTGGGTTGAATCTGCTTTAGAAGGCTTTGATAAAGAAAAAATAGTTTGGAAGGATTTTAATATAAAAATCTGGTAAATTTTTCGTAAATTATAGTATGGAAGAAAAGGTAAGAACACATAAAGTAACACTGTATAATGATGATGATCATAGTTTTGAATTCGTAATGGCTTCACTAATAAAGTTTTGTGATCATGATATCAAACAAGCAGAACAGTGTGTATTAATCACTGATGCTACTGGAAAATGTGATGTCTTTAGTGGAAATTTTGATGAAGTCTTGGAAACTAAGCTAGAATTAGATAACTTAGGACTCAAAGTTGATCTTCATGAAACCATTAAGAGTGATATGCATTGATGCCTCTAATAAACCAGAGGAGATTCCGGAAGATTTGTGGGTAAAGCAAGATGAAATCTATACAATTAAAGAAGTAGCTAAACTTGAGATTCAAAACTTTAAGATTGGTTACAAATTTGAAGAAGTAGAGTTAGATGAATCTTGTTTTCCCTATGAATTTTATGATGCAGATAGATTTATATTCTTACTAGACATTAGTGTTGCTATGGTATTAGAAGATCTTAGAGATTATGATCCTGATGATAATGGTGAAGATGAAGATGATGATACACCTGCAGTAGCAAACTTTGAAAGTTTAAATTAATTTTATTTATGAAAAAATCTAATGATTTAGGCTGTTATCTTATGATAGCTAGCTATATGTATTTGTTATTTACACAAATATTTGCTTTGTATTTTTTTTGGGAATATTATAGCACTCATTCTTTTTGGAATTCAATAATATTCGGTAGCTTAGTAGCTGAAATCAAAGGATTATTATTTCCATTTTTTATATGAGCCAACAATATTCAATGCTTGATGTAGTACAAGAGTTAAGAAAACTAGTACCAAGTAAAGCAACAAGAAAAAGAGTTTATTTAGATAGGAGAAACTATCTAATATGTATATTACATTATAAGTTTAAATGTTCTGAAGAATATATTGCAAGTAACCTTGATATTAAAAGATGTTCTGTATCACATTCTAAAAGACAACCTATATATTTAGTTAAATCAGGTGATCCTTTATTTGAACAGAATACTATACACTTACAAAAAAAGTATCCTTTTGATGTACCAGATAATGATATGCCAATAGCAAAAGGTAGAGAAAGAACAAAGACAATATTCTTAGATGCAGCTACTCTTAACAGAATACAATTGTTTAGAGAAAAGTATCACGTTGATAATAATAGATCAGCACTAAGATTACTTATTGATCTAGGTTTAGATAGAGTTGAAAAAGAAAGTATAACATTTGAAGTGTTATGGGATACTAAAAAGAAAATTGATAAATAATCAAATGGAGACAATATTTAAACTATTTAATGAATTAGAAATTTTAGTAAGAGAAGGTAAGCATCCTAATAAACAAATACAATTAATTATAAGTATTAGAATACTTTTAAACAATCTTAATAAAAAAAATGAGTAAGTGGAAAAGAATATTTAAACTAAATATATTCTGTTATAAAATAAGAATCTATAAAAGAAGAAGATGATGAAAGGCAGTATGATTTACACAAAAGGATTGGAAGATCAGATTCAAAATTTGAGAACAGAACTTTTAGAAATCAGAAAAGATAAAAAAGAATCTGAATTAGAAATGTATAAGAAAGCATATTGGGTACTTAAAAACTATATTAAAGATAGTAAAGAAGAAGTACCAGATTATATTAAAGAAATATTAGAACTTGAATTATGACAATAACACTAGAACAAATTAAAGAAGTTGCATCTGATTTAAAATTTGAAGATAAATGGGTATGTGATAATCAAACAGCTGCTGAACATAAAGGTCTTTGTAAAGGTTTAGATATGTTAGTTAAACGCTTAGAAGATGTAAAAAATAATGAAGTATGGGAAGAATGAAAGATGTATTTATACAAATGAGAGCAGAGGAGTATGAGGGAGATGTAAACACTTATGTAAAGAAATATGCTGAAGAATTAAATTCTGTTAAGTATTTTTGTACGCACTGTAGTAAAACTTGGTCATATAAACATGATCAAGAAAATGAAGTGTGTCCTGAATGCTTAAGCACAGTAATAGAAACAGTTATAAAAAATGATAGATGAAACCAATTGAAGAAGATTTTGAGTACATGGAAGGAACATGGGCTGGTAAAGTATTAATACAGCACTTAGATAATAGTACTTACGGTACTCTAGATGTAGCAATTGGTGTTAAGAAAACTGTTGTAGAAAAGTTTGAAAAGGAGTTCGGGTATAGTAGAAACATGCCTGAATATAATAGGGATTATGCATTTAATCTCGGAATGCTGGATGCATTAAAAGAATATAAAAAGAATCAAGAAGACTGATATGGCAAGGTATTATCATAGCCCTGGTATGTTTGTTGATAATTTAGTAAAAGGACAAATGGGACAATATTTTAAAGCATTTAATTTAGATAAAAGAGAAATTGTAAAACCGGATTGGTTAAAACTTATGGAGCATAGCTACATAAATAATGAATCTGTTAGTTCTGTAGAGATGTTACTTATAGAAGGAGGCAGATGGCACAAAGATAGAATAGTTTGGGGTGGAGATTATGGAGAGATGGAATTATGGTCAGTACTTTATGAAGATAAAGCTAAGGACTGGACTGAACTTAAAGATTTAATTAGAGTAATACCAGATAAGTATAGATATGTCGTTAACTATGATACAAAACAGTATGTAGATAAACAAGAAACTGCTCCTGAGTTTGCAAAATATACTGATGGGTATACTGAAGAAATAACAATACATCCTATGCCATTATTGCTAGCAGATGGAAATGGTAGCGGTGGTGGAGATTATCATGGTAGTGATATGGATTTAGTAGGTAGTTGGAAGGGATATAGAATTGGTATTCTAGAGGAAGTTCCAGAAAATTTTACTAAATTAAACTACAGCTTTAAAAGAGCTGGTAGTTACGTAGATCATTAATCATTAAATTTAAACCATGTCAAAGAAAATGTATACATTTTATATCAAAGGAGATATAAGTCAAGAAGCAATATCTCTTGTTAGTTGTGAAGATAAAGAAGAAGCAATAGAAATCTTCTGTAATCAGAAACAATTAACAAGAGATGATTTTTTAGAATTATTTGAAGTATCAGATGAAAATGGAAGTAACAAGGAAGATATCTAACTTCTTAAAAAAGATAGCCAAAGAACATTTTGAAATAACTAAATACACTGTAAATGAAAATCTAAATTACCTGTGGTATATGTATACATCAGGTACAAAGAAAGATAACCTTAAAGATGCTTATATGCTTATGTTTTGTGCAGAGCTAGGTATTCTTAAAGAAATGGGTTACATAAGTCATGAGGAAGCAGATAATATAATTAGAATGTTACATTCAGATGATACAGATAATCATTTTGTTGCATTTCTAACTGTAAAAACTCTAAAAACACAAAGAATAAAAGATCATGGAGAGTTTAATCAGTATAATACTGCTTATGATAAAGTAGTAGCTAACTATGCCTTTCATGATTTAAAAATTTTAACTGGAGAAAGATGACAGAACAAGAACTAAAAGACTTAGGCTTTGAAAAAGTTAAAGTCTTAAAGCATATGAGTGGTAATGAGTTTGATTACTATTACTATAATTTAAAAATAGGAAATGTATTACATCTTACAACTACAGATAGTAAACAAATAGAAGATAAAGGTGGTAAGGATGAATGGTTTGTATATCATTATCATTGGGCTAACTGTACTATAAAAGATCCTGAAGATATTAAGGCTCTTAAAGAGATGATTACTTCCTGGCAAAACTAAATTTATGTTAACACTTAAGATGACCAAGCACAATGGTAAAATAATTTATAAGAATGATTCAGATAAATTAAGATACCGTTTGTTTGTAGATAAACTTAAAGAAGGACAGGATCTAGAATTTTTTGTAGATGTAGTTTCAAAGAAAGCATCAACAGCTCAGATCACAAAAGTCCACACATGTATAAGACTATTAGCTGGAGAAGCTGGATACACATTTGATGAAATGAAAAGCATTGTTAAAGAAAAAGCAGGGCTATATATTGAAGGAGAAGAAGACCTTAAGTCTTTTGCTCACTGTACTAAAGATGAAATAACTATGGCAATAGAAGTTTGTAATGAAATAGGAAGAGATTTTAATATGGACTTTACACAGTAGGAGGTACATAACCTTCATCAGTAGGTTCAAGAATTTCTTTTTCTTCGTACAAATTATTTTGTTTAGCTTGAGTTTCAATTTCAGCAAGTAATAAAGTTAAAGTATAAAAAGATCTTTCAAGATCATTCAAATCTTTATATTCACTAGTCATTACTTTTGCAAGAGTTTTTTCTCTTTCTTCCTCAGATGCAGGTAAATGTTCAGTAAATAAATAGTATAAAGTATTTTTTGCCATTAGGTAAAATGATTTGTTAACTTTAACATCCATTACTGCATCTTCTTTTAATTCTTTTACTTTAATCATAAAACAAATATACTAAAATGAAATCAACTATCAATATTGAAGATATAAAAAACAAATTGTATAATAAACTAAAGCCCTCCGGATGGGGTAGAATACTAAAATCATTTATATTTAGCAGTGATTTTGAAAATATTATTAAAGAGTTAGCTAAACAAGCTAGTGAAGGTAAAAGATTTACTCCAACACTTAAAGATTTATTTAGAGCATTTGAAGAATGTCCTTATGATAAAACTAAAGTTGTTATTGTAGGTCAAGATCCTTATCCTACACCAGGAGTAGCTGATGGTATTGCATTTTCTTGTAAGAATACACCTAATTTACAACCAAGCATAAGATATATTCTTACTGCTGTTAATGATACTGTATATGATGGTAATGCTACATCTTCTGAAAAAGATCTTACAAGATGGGCCAATCAAGGAGTATTATTATTAAACACTGCTCTTACTACCACTCTTAGTAAATCTGGTCAGCATTTTAAAATATGGCAACCCTTTACGGCATATCTTTTTGATTGGTTAAATTGGCATAATTCAGGAATTGTGTATATTTACATGGGAAAGAAAGCTGAAGAATGGAGAGATTCTGTATCAGATAATAACTATAAATTAATAGTATCTCATCCTGCTAGTGCTGCATATACTAAACAACAAAAATGGGAATGTAATGATGTATTTAATCATACAAATAAAATTATGCACAAACTTTATGGAGAAAAAATAACTTGGTAATATGCTTGATATATTTAACTTATTAAAAAAATATAAATTAACACCTAATCAATTCTATTTACTTTATAGTATGAAATATAAAATAAAGACTGAAAACTTTATAAACATTTCATTAGAATTAAAGAGATTAAAGAATGATAAATGGATAAAAGAGGATAATAAAATGACTGACAAAGCAATGTTAGTTGTAGAACAAGTAGAGTCTTTCTTTAAAGTGCAAAAGAAAAGAACATCAACAGTTCTTATGGGACCAGATTGTATTGAAAAAATTAAGGAATATTCAGAAATTTTTCCTAAATTTAAACTCCCAAGTGGTAAATATGCCAGAACAAATATCAAAACTTTAGAAGCAGGATTTAGATGGTTCTTTTCTAATTTTGATTATAAATGGGAAACTATATTGAAAGCTACAAAAATATATGTAGAAGAATATGAAATGAATAATTATAAGTATATGAGAACTTCTCAATACTTTGTTAGAAAACAAATGACTGATAAGTCATATGAATCTCCACTTGCTGATTATTGTGAAGCAATACTAAATGGAGTAGAAGAACAAAAAAATCACTTTAAAGAAAAAGTCGTATGAATATATTAAAAAAACCAAAATTATTACTGGGCATATTAGCTCTTATAGGAAGCCTATCAGCATGGGCATTAATTAATTTAGCATTAGTTAAAATTAATTTATTTGAATACTTTATAATTGAAATTATAATCACTGTATTACATATGTTGTATAATAAAGCAAAACAAGACTTTATTCCTCAAGCATAATAACTTATGAGTATATTATCTGTAGAAGCTTCTAAAAAATGGAGCAGTCAAAAATCTGGTTTCTTGGATGCCCTTCATTATATGAAAGGGAGAATGGATGGAAATATAAAGAGTCTTAAAACTCCATGGCATAAATTTAATGATGCTACTACGGATGGCATTGAGTGGAATACTCTTACGGTTATTGGTGGAAGACCTGGTTCAGGTAAGACATTAATAGTAGACCAAATAGTTAGAGAATCTTTTGTATTAAATGCAGGTGAAAACTTTAGAGTTTTACAATTTCAATTTGAAATGTTAGCTAGAACAAGTGCTATTAGAGAATATTCTAGTGTGCTTAGACAAACATATAAACATTTGTGTAGTGCTGATGGAGATTTAACTTCTGATGAATTACAAAAATGTTATGATTATGCTAAACAAAAAGTAAAACATCCTATTGATATTGTTGAAACTCCTTGTACTGTAGTTGAGTTTAAAAAAATAGTTCATGAATACATGAAGCATCACAAAGTAGTAAGAGATGGGGAAGATATATATACTAAAACATTAATTACTATTGACCATTCTTTATTATTTAAAAAAGATAAATCAGAAAGAGATAAGCTTGAGCAGCTAAATAAGCTTGGAGAAGCTCTTACTTATCTTAAAAGATTATATCCTATTTCTTTTATTGTACTTAGTCAGTTAAATAGAAATATTGATAAGCCTGAAAGAAATGAAGATGGTAAGTATGGTAACTATATTTTAGAGTCTGATCTTTTTGGAGCAGATGCTTTATTACAACATGCAGATACTCTAGTAGGTATTAATAGACCAGCTAAACAAAAAATAAGATATTATGGACCAGAGAAATATGTCATAGATAGTGACAGAGTTCTTGTTATGCATTTTCTTAAATGTAGAAATGGTGATAATAGATTAAGTTTCTTTAGAGCTGAGTTTGAAAAGATGACTATTAAAGAAATGCTAACACCTTTAACTAAATAATTATGAAAAGTAAAGAAACTATTAGAAAGGAATACATGGATTTAAAATTAGAAGACTTTTCTAAATGGTATACTAAACTTTCTGATTCAGAAAAAGCAGTATTTAATAAAGTTATTTCTGACATGAGAGATGAATTTTTTAATAACAAAGAAGATAAAAATGCTTAAGAAAAAACCATTTGATAGAAGAAAAGCTACAGCAGAGGTTCTTAAACATCATGAAAATAAGTTTAATAAATTAAATGTTAAAGATCCTTTATTCATACCTAAGTGTGCATATAGACCTTATGGTAGTGATGAGTTACATATATCTTTTTTTCCTAGTGAAATAGAAAAAGAACAAGATATTTACACTGAATTCTGTAGTAAAGAATGTGAGCCTGAAACTAAAGAAAGAATATTGTATAAGTGGAGACATAATCCACATTATAAGGAAGAGTATGAACACACTGAACCTAATGATAGGGGACATGTAAGATATCTTATTCCTGTATCAGAATTAATTGATCAAGATAAAATAATAGAAGAAGATAAAAAAGAAGAAGATATAACAGAAACTTTCCCAAACTTTGTAAATGAATTTATAGATCCTGATTCAGATAATCCTATCAATCAGATGACTGTAAGAGACTTTGCTTCAATTATTTGGAAGAAACCTGTTAGTAATAAAAAATGGTTAAACAATTTAATTAAAGATTTATGAGTATAGTACTTCCAACAAAAAAAGTAAAAAAGCAAAGAGTTAATCCTAAGAGATTAATAATTTATAGTAAGCCTAAAACAGGTAAGACAACTGCATTTGCAGGATTAGAAAACAATCTTATTTTAGACTTAGAGCAAGGTTCTGAATATGTTGAGGCTTTAAAAGTTAAAATAAATAATTTACAAGAATTATTGGATACAGGTAAAGAAATCAAAAAGCAAGGACAACCTTATAAGTATGTTACAGTAGATACAGTAACTGCATTAGAAAGTATGGTAATGCCTCTTGCTGTAAAACTTTACAAACAAACTCCTATGGGTAAAAGTTATCAAGGAGATAATGTAGTAACCTTACCCAATGGTGCAGGATATTTATATATGAGGCAAGCATTCTTTCAAGTCTTAGACTTTATAGATACCTTAGCTCCACATGTTATACTATCCGGACACATAAAGGATAAAGTTGTAGATGATAAAGGCTCAATGGTTATGTCAGCTAATATAGATTTGACAGGTAAAATTAAGTCTCTCATATGCGCTAATGCAGATGCAATTGGCTACATGTATAGAAAAGATAATCAGACAATAATTAACTTTAATAACAATGATGGAGTTACTTGCGGTGCAAGACCTGATCATTTAAGAAATCAAGAAGTAGTTATATCTGAGATGGATAAAAAGGGTGAGATAAAGACTCACTGGAATAAAGTATATATTGATTAATTAATAACAAAAACAAAAGTAACATGGCGTTAAGTACAAAAGACCTACAAGGGAGTGCATCGGTCAGAAAAACAATTGCACCAGGAAATCATACATTAAAAATTAATAGTGTAAATTTAGAAAAGTTTAAATTTGTAGAAGATGCTTATCATCTTATGTTAAATTTAGAAACTGAACCTCTTAAAGATTTTGAAGGATTTTTATTAGATCCTGAAAATCCTGAGAAGGGAAATTATAATGGTCAAATAGGAAGAGTAAAAGCTGGTAAATATGCTTTTGCAGATGGAGAAACAAAGTCAGGAATTAAAGTAAACAGAGATAGATCTATATTAATGTTTATTAAAAACCTATCTAAGTCTTTAGATGTAAGTGAAGGAGAAAATAGATTTAGTACATGGTTTTCTGATCAAGATGGAGAACATGAAACAATTGAAGAATTTGTTGAAGCTTTTAATACTGAAATAAAATCAGGAGAAAAAGTTTATATGAATTTCTGTATTGCAGGAAAAGAATATGAAAATAGAAATGGTTACATTAACTATGACATGTTTCTACCTAGAGCTTCAAGAGGAGAGTACTCTTTTGGAGATAAGGTAATCAATTATAATGAGGAAGCACATCTTGTAAAACTACCTGTAAAAAATGTAGAAGCTTTTGGAGATGATGATGATATATCAATTCCAAACAATACATCTAATGACTTTAGTTTAGATTAATTAAACTATAATTTAAGAAGGAGTCATGGGGATGGCTCCTTTTTTTATTAAATTTAATTTATGATCTCAACTAAAAATTTAATTTCACGTATAGATGAAGTTCCAAGTGAGTGGATATTTGAATACTATTTAAATCTAGAAGAAAAACTAACAGGACAAACTGTTCAAATAAAATCAGTGTTTAATCCTAGAGAAAGAACACCATCAATGTTTTTATTTCCAGGAGATACAGATACAGATAAATATTTCTTTAAAGATTATTCAAGCGGTAATGCAGGTAATGCAGTTAAATTAGTAATGCTATTTTCTAATATTTCATATTGGAAAGCTAAAGTAAAAATCATTAGAGACTATAATGAATATACTTTAAATACTAAATATACACCTCTTAAAGAATTTAAAGTACATAATAGATATCAAGTTGATGATTATGAAATTAGACATTGGACTAATTTTGATCAGAACTACTGGAGTATGTATAAAATAAATTCTAGATTACTAGAAGCTTATAATGTTTCCCCTTTATCTTATTATACAATGAGTAAGGAAGAAGATGGTAAGAAAAAAGTAATTAAGATTGAAGGTAGAAATATCTACGGATACTTCAAAGATGATGGCACACTGTATAAAATATATCAACCTAAAGTAAAGAAGAAAAAGTTTATAAAAGTAAGAAACTACATACAGGGATCTGAACAACTTAAATATGATAAAGAGTTTCTTATTATATGTTCGTCTCTCAAAGATATGCTTGCATTTAATAAACTTAAAATTACTAATGGAGAATGTATTGCACCTGATAGTGAGAATACTTTAATACCAGAAACAGCATTAAAGAAAATTAGTGAAAAATATAATGATGTATGTGTTGTATTTGATAATGATGAGGCAGGAATAAAATCTATGAAGAAGTATCAAGATAAGTTTAATTTTAAATATGCTATCTTAGATCTTGAAAAAGATATATCAGACTCTGTTAAAAAATATGGTATTAATAAAACAAGAGATACTCTTTTTAAACTTTTAAAAGAACAACTTAGACCAAATGAAAGAACAATTAAAGACACAAATTAAACACAACTTAGAGTGTTGGAAGTATCAAGGTGTAGAATTTACTGATGATATGATTCCAGAAAATGCTGTAGGATTTGTGTATGAAATGAGTACAATACTCAATGGTAAGTTTGTTAAATATGTAGGTAAGAAAAACTTTTATAGCAATGTAAAAACTAAATTGCGTAAGAAAGATATGCCTACTGATAAAAGAAAAAAGACATATAAAAGAGTAAAGAAGCTTAACTATCATAAGTACTTTAGTAGTAATGAAGTATTAAAGAAAGCAAGAAAAGATGGTTATCCAATTAAAAGAGAAATACTTTGTATTTGTAACTCAAAGCTTCAGCTATCTTATATGGAAGCAAGACAACAATTTTTATGTGATGTGTTAATAAGAGATGAGTATTTGAACGGTAACATCTTAGGTAAGTTTTATAAAGGAAGAATATGACAAAAAACAAATCTGACTCTCTAGCAAAAGCTAGTAAAGAGTTAATGATGATAGAACCTTTTTATGGGTTCTTTCTAATTATGCTAAATAAAATTTGGACAAAGACACAAGTTCCTACGGCAGGAGTTTGTAAGAATGGTATCAATTACCAGTTATGTATTAATGAAGACTTCTGGGATTCACTAGATAAAAAGAAAGAGTTAGGTATATTGAAACATGAATTACTTCATGTAGCATTTAATCATCTTACTCATTTTTATTTTCCTGATAAAAGATTAGCAAATATTGCTATGGATATGGAGATCAATCAGTACATTGATAAGACATGGTTACCAGAAGATGGTATATTTATTGAAAATTATGCAGATCTTGAATTAGATTATAAAGCAGGATGTAAATATTACTATAAAAAACTTCAAGAAGCTAAAGAAGAGAAAGAACAAAATGGTACAAGTGGTTGTGAAGAGTTTGATAGATTATGTGATCAGCTTGATGGGGGAGAAGATCCGGTTAAGAATCATGATATGTGGAAAGACTTTCAAGATTTATCTGAGACAGAGAAAAAACTTATTGAGAAGCAAATAAAAAGAGTTCTTACTCAAGCTTCTGATATAGCTGAATCAAAGTCTAGAGGTTGTACTCCTGGAGAGATCAAAGATCTTATTAAGGTAGATGAAGTACTTCCACCTAAGTTTGATTGGAAGAATTATGTAAGACGTTTCTCAGGAACTTCTTCTAGAGTATTTACTAGAAAGCTTAGAAGGAAAGAGAATAGAAAGTTTGAAGATAATCCTGGTCTTAAAATTAAGATGAAGAAGCATGTCTTACTAGCTATTGATACTTCAGGTTCTGTATCTAATGAAGAGGTGAAAGAATTTATGGGTGAGATGAAACACATTCATAAAACAGGAGTGGCTATGACACTAGCTCAGTGTGATACTTCCATAAGAAAGATAGAACCATATAATGGTAGTAATGAATTAAATATTGAAGGAAGAGGTGGAACTGAGTTTGATCCTGTTCTAGATTATTTTAATGCAAACTTAAGAACTTATACAAGTCTTATATATTTTACTGATGGAGAATGTTACACTAGTGTAAAACCCCAAGCACCTGTGCTATGGGTACTATCTGAATGCTCAAGCATGAATGATAAACTACCAGGAAAGGTAATTAAATTAGAGTTATAATTAAAAAAAAATAAAGCAAATGAGTGGTACTCAATTAAATACTAATGAACTAAAAGATTTTTTAAAACATATTGTAAAAAACAACAAACAAATTCAGGAAGATGGAAAGATTCCTGTAGCTGTAAACATAGAGGGTGATGCAGGTCTAGGTAAGACTTCTGCAATTATGCAGTTAGGTGAAGAACTTGATATGCATGTTGTAAAGATTAACTTATCACAGATAGAAGAGATAGGTGATCTTGTTGGATTTCCTGTAAAAGAATTTCAAATACAGAATAAAGAAGGTAAAACTACTTGGATTACTGAACCTCAAATTAATACAGCTACTAAAAAAGGTTACAAGGTTGTAGCTAAAAGAATGTCTCACGCTGTACCAGAATGGATACAAGGTAAAGATGAAGGTGGCTTCTTAGTTCTTGATGATTATACAAGAGCTGATCATAGATTCATGCAAGCTTGTATGGAGTTAATTGATAGACAAACTTATATCTCTTGGACATTACCTAAGAACTGGCATATAGTATTAACTACTAATCCAGACAATGGAGACTACAATGTTACTTCTTTAGATGATGCTCAAAGAACTAGATTTATATCTGTTGATATAAAATTTGATGTAGATGTATGGGCTAAGTGGGCAGAAGCTGAAGGTATTGATGGTAGATGTATTAACTTTTTATTAATGCATCCTGAACTTATAAGTCAAAAACTTAATCCACGGTCCGTCACAACCTTCTTTAATTCTATCAGTTCAATACCTAAATTTGAAGAAGAACTACCATTAATTCAAATGATTGGTGAAGGCTCAGTTGGATCTGAATTCTCAAGTATGTTTACTATGTTTATCAATAATAGACTTGATAAAATCGTTTCTCCTAAAGATGTTTTATTTAATACAAACCAAGATTACATTACAGGTCAATTAAAAGCAGCTACTACACAAGGTGGAACAGAATTTAGAGCAGACATTAGCAGCATTATTGCTACAAGAACTGTCAACTACGCTTTACATTATGCGGAAACAAATCCAGTTAAGAAAGAATTAATTGATAGATTAATTTATCTTTCTACTGACTGTGAGTCTTTCACTAATGATCTTAAATATTATATCATTAAGGAAATAGTTAACGGAAACAAAATTAAGTTTGCTAAACTTCTTATGCACAAGGATGTCGTTAAAATGGCAGTTAAGTAAAACTTAAACAGTTTCCCAACAAAGGAAAATTAAATAAATTTATTCACACATTAAAGGGGTCTCAGGATCCCTTTTTTATTTTAAAAAAGCTATATGGAAGATATGCAAAAAATAATTCAATTAAATGTTAAAACATTAGATGCAAATGGTGATCATCCACATTGTTGGGTAGATAAAGCTAATGCTCATGAGTATACATATACGTTTAGTATAGATGCTACACCACCAATGATTGTCTATGAATCAATAGAAGATTTATATAGCGATCTTAAATGGAACAAAAACCAGAATAATGTAGGTACAGTAGTAGTTAAGAAAGGAACTAAATTTCATTTTACTCCTGGTGTTAAATTTCCAAGACAACAATTTAAAGAACTACAACAAGCTCATGGAGTTAAATCTATAAGAGATGTAAGTAAGGCGGATTATATTATAATTGATAATAATATGACAACCAGAACAGTTCAACAAAAATGGAAACATGGAGTAATAAAAGGTTCAACAATGTTTAATGTTTTATATTTTCTTAATGAAGACTTTATACCAATGTATAAGGACCGGGTAAGTGAATGTTATAAACAAGAAATTCTAGATAATGTTGATAAAGATCATATGTTTGAACTTGACTATAAAGATCTAAATCGTGTGCGTCATGCATTACACAATTTACTAAATGAACACAAGTATGAAGTTACTAATGGAAGAAAAGGTTACTTAACCGCACAAGATGAGGCCCTTCTTCAACTTACTGTAAATGAATGTAGTGGTACAAGTAGGTATCATAATCTAGTTGATGAAAATGATTATAAAACTCTTCTTGAATTTCAGAAAGATAATATATCTGAGAGATTAGTTGATACTGATTTATTATCTAAAGTTATTGATAAACACTTAGACAAAGTTGTTCTTGATCAAGAACAGTATGAATCTTTAGACACAATGTTTAAGAGTCATGATCAAGATAATCATATAATTGCTATGGAGATTATGGCTAACTGTCATTTTAAAGATAGTCTTCTGTACATTGAGAAGTTATTTCTTGATTATGCTTACAAAATGTGGAATACCGGAAAAGCTAATCACGTAAACTTTAAGAATCTAAGAAGTTTAGTTGATAGAGCTGATACCTATGACATGAAATATGATAGAGGTTTTGATCATTCAATGAAAGTTTTAGAAAAGTTTGGTATGTTTACTCCAGAGAATATTAACTTTATGTTAGAAACACATATGGATAAACTTAATCAATTACTTAATTCTACCAGTAGTTATTTTAGTATTAAATCTATAACTTTAAATGAAGAATGTTTAAATAAATTAAATTTTAACTATATTTACACTACGCAGGATGATTATATACCTAAAGATGAAACTGCTGAAGAAGAAATAGAAGAAGAACAATTTACTCTTGATTAAAATTATATGAGTATAGAAACAAATTCACTAGTAGGTAATGAAGAACTTGAAAAGTTTTATAGCAAACCTTTTGCCTTTAGTTATTCAGGCATAAACAAGCTACTGTTCTCTCCAAGTCTCTTTTATTCACATTATATATTGAATGAAAGGGAAGATAGTACTGACTCTCACCTGCTTGCAGGGAGGGTCGTGCACTGTCTATTATTGGAACCAGAAAACTTTGATAAAGAATTCATGGTAATACCTACAAGTTTACCATCAGGAAACAATAAAAATATTGTAGATCAAATCTTTAAAGTTTATACTTCAAACCATAGTGAAGATTTAAACTTAGAAGATTTTAAAGATGAGATTATATCTTATCTTGAAGAAATCAACTTACATCAATCTTTAAAAACAGATGAGCAAAGACTTAAAAAAATCTTATCAGATCAAAATGAGTCATACTTCAAATTTTTAAAAGAAAAACAAGGTAAAACAATAGTTGATAATGACATAGTTAATCAAGCAACTGAAAGTGTACGTGTATTAAAAGCAGATCCAGAAATATGTGAGCTATTACAGCTTAATTCTGATAGTGAACTTGAAGTACATAATGAGTTGTATATTGAAGCACCTG